ATGATGCAAGTTCAACTGGTGTAGGTGATATAGATTCTGTATATCAGGCAGATGCAGGGTTTAGTATTGTTACATATACTGGAGAAGGTTCTAATAATACAGATATAGAAATTGCACATGGATTAGGAGTACAACCAAAAGTAGTTATTGTAAAAAACAGAACAGATAATACAAGATGGCAAGTTTATCACGAAGATTTAAGTGCAGATGGTAGTTATACTAAAAAAAATATTTTATTAGATACAGATGGTGCTGAAAGTGGTTACTCAAGTCAAATAAAAGCAGTATCATCAACAACATTTACAGTAAGAGATGCAGATGCCAATGGTAATGCTAATGTAAACAAAAGTAGTAGTAACTATGTTGCATATTGTTTTGCAGAAATTGAGGGTTATTCAAGGCATGGAATTTATGAGGGGAATGGGAGTACAGATGGCTCATATATTTATACTGGATTTACACCTAGATGGATAATGACAAAAAGAATAGACGCATCAGATAACTGGGCGATATATGATAGTGCAAGAGATACATTTAATGTTAGAGATAGTTATTTACTTGCTGATACAACAAATGCAGAAGCAACTTATTCAACAGCAATAGTCGATTTTTTAAGTAATGGTTTTAAGTGGAGAGGTGCTGTTAACTTTGGCAATAACAGTAGTGGTACATACATCTACATGGCTTTTGCCAGTTTGCCTTTCAAATATAGTAATGCAATCTAGGAGAGAAAAATGGTTTGGAAACATAACGGAAATGTAATTAATGTTGGCAGTTCATGGACAGATAAGAATGGATTTAAACATCCTTATAACTGGGCAACAGCTTGGTCTGATAAGAATAAAAAAGATTGGGATGTAACATGGACAGATGACCCAGATACTAAATTTGATAAAAGATTTTACTGGTCAAAAGGGGTTGAAAGAAAGTTAGCTGATGAAGATGCTACTGATGCAAAAGGCAATAAACTTAAAGATGTTGACGGGAACCAAATTATTAATGAAGGATTAAAAACAATTTGGGTTAGAAAAACTAAAGATACTGCTAACTCAATGTTAACGAAAACAGATTGGTATGTAGTTAGAAAAGCAGAGGGTGGGTCTGATGTTCCCTCCTCCGTTACAACATCAAGAACAAACATTCGTAATGCTTGTAAGACAATAGAAGATAAAATTAATGCTTGTTCCAAGCTATCAGAATTTATGGCTTTGTTTGATACACCAGTAGATAAAGACGGAAACCCTACTGGCAATCCCCCTATTTCTGATTTTCCAAAGGAGAATTAATGACTAAATTAAAAATACAAGAAATTAACTTAACTCTTGAAAGACACATAGCTGTGTCTAACATGAAGTTTACAGAAATAATGCAAAGAGTAACCAGGATAGAAAGAATACTAATTGCAACTTCTGGAACTGCTATAGTAATGTTGGTTGGTTTATTAGTTAGATAAATGAAAGATTATTTACATGGACCCAGTAACAATTACAGCAGCAGTAGGAATTGCCACTAAAGCATTTAATACAATTAAAGCTGGGTTTCAGTTAGGTCGTGATTTAGAAAGTATGACTGGCGACATTGGGCGTTGGATGGGTGCTGTATCAGATGTAGATAATGCTGAAAAACAAGCTAAAAATCCTCCGTTATTTAAGAAACTTATGTATGCAAGTTCAATAGAGCAACAAGCATTAGAAGCATACGCTGCAAAAAAGAAACTTCAACAACAAAGACAAGAACTTAAAACATTTTTAAATTTTACATTTGGTCCAAATTCATACAATGAGTTGCTTCAAATGGAAGGCAAGATAAGAAAAGACAGGCAAAAAATGATATATGAAAGACAACAATTAAAGGAACAAATTATTAGTGTGGTAGGTATAATTATACTTTGCACAACAATTATTGGTTTTATTATATTTGTTTTACTAATGTTAAAAAATAAATATGGGTGGTAGTTATATTATTGCATTTTTACTTATGTTATATCCAACCACACTTAATTCTGGCGGAAAAGAATACAAATACAAAGGTCAACCAAAGTGGTCGTGGCAACAAAAACAATACAGGAAAAACAAAAAAGTGTATGTAACTTGTAGATTAAAACATCAAAAAACATATAAAGGCAAGTTAGCTTGCATATATCAAGGAGCAAATAAAACTTATGAACTGGAGTTTACAGATACTTTTATTGGGTGTCCTCGTCAGTACAAGTGCTTGCACAATCCAAATTCAAAAGAACCAACTATTGATGATGTTTTAGATAGTTTAAGGCAGAGTGTAAAATGAAACCAGCTTTTCTTCTTATGTGTTATTTAGCAGGTGCTCCAGCAGGACAAACTCATTTTGCCAATGTGAACAACTGTGATTATTTTAAAAAATTTCTTGACAATCAAACAATTAAAGTTGGTGAAGATGAAAAAAACTATGATTGTTTTTGTAAATTGGTTAATGTAAATGAAAATATGAGGTTATATTGATGACAGATGACAAGAAAAAACCCATTGATTTAAAAGTAGGAGAGAATAGCTTTGAACTCATACTACGAATACTTGGCAATGAATTTGTGGCTATACGCATAGGTTCAACAAACTTTTCTGGTAAACTTATAGCAGGTGGCGTGTTGTTATTGTTTCTTACTTTTATGTTACTAGAGGTTTTTGGATTGAATGAGATTTTAAGATGAATGTTGAAACATTTTTGAAATGGAAAATTCTACCACGCTGCATGATGTTAGCAAGTACGATAATGTCTTGGAGATGTGCTGAATGGTTCATGGATTTAACAGACCCAACTGCAAGCCAATCAGCTTTTGTTTCCGTTGTTATGGGAGTGATGACTGGAGTATTTGGAATTTGGATGGGTCATGAACATAAGGGAGATAATAATGCTAACAGCACTAATAGGTCCAGTAAGTAAACTTGTTGGTAAGTTTATTGAGGACAAAGATGTCAAAAACAAATTGGCACATGACTTGGCGACTATGGCAGAAAAACATGCACAGGAATTAGCTAAAGGTCAAATTGAAATTAACAAAGCAGAAGCACAACATAAGTCTATATTTGTTGCTGGGTGGAGACCCTTTATCGGCTGGACATGCGGCATTGCTTTATGTTGGCATTTCGTACTGGCACCTGTTACTATATTTGTGTGTGCATATTTAAAAATACAAATACCAGAGTTACCAGTTTTTGATATGGGTAGTCTGATGACTGTTCTTATGGGTATGCTTGGATTGGGTGGACTTCGTACTTT